CATTTATGCAAGTTTCTTTGTGCAAACCGGGCAGGAAATACCAGAAAATGTGATTGAAAGCATCATGAACAAGCGGGGAAGCTCTGATGCCAGTGATTTGTACAATTTGATGTATTTGGGTAAATAAATATATAGACAACAATATGGACATTGACAAAATCAACCAGCTTTATTATCAAAATCGCAAAATGTTGAATGAACAAAACGATTCGCCCACATTTTTTGCCCGTGTAGATTTGGAAGTTGAACATCACAACAAACCGGAAGAATATGATTATCCAACGTTTCAAGAAGTGGATGTTTCATATAAAATATATTTTGATTTTGTAAAAAGCGGTATTCGCAGCATCAGTGTGTATGATGTGAAAGTGTCGTCTTTTGACATATATGATGATGTCGATGATATGAATCCAATAAATGTGGATTTCCAAGGAAAAGAAATAGAGGCAGAAGTTCCAATTAAAATAACTTTGCCATTAGTACCTTCTGTTTTCAAATTGGTGGTGGACGGAACAACCCCAATTGCAGAAGAATCCGCACTTATATTTGATTAAATAATTTTATGGATATTGATAAAATTAATCATCTTTATTATCGTAATTTAAAGCTTTTGAAAGAAGGAAAGGATTGGTATATAAACCGCAATCCTCAAAATACAATTGACATTGATCAAATTGATATTGGTTCTTTGGAAGTGGGCGATGTGAATACACGGGATTATCCGGATTTTGATGGTTATTTTAGTGCAGGAAAATGGAAAGATGGTCGGGACTTGACCGATGACGAATTGGATATTTTAGGTAGCGAACAAGGAGATCTTTTATATAATAAAATTGAAGATATGTTCTTTTAATAGATTTTAGTCCCGGTCTTTGATTTTTTCCAGATCACTTATGGCCAACAATATGGGAGGCGATCCTTATAATGATTTTAACGAAATATCCAAATCATTTCCTGATTGGAAAAATATAATAAAAAAATAATAAAAAATTTTAAAAAAATTGTGGGCAAGGGGGTGGATATGGTTACGGGTACGGTCCCGGTTATTACGCAACAACAGATGCAGACATGAAAGTGACCTGCAAGACAAACTTTTTAAATATATTTTTTAACCCAAGGTAACCAAGTATTATCAAGCCAATTAGTATACTCCTTGTTTTGATCCAACTTACTGCTTGTTGCACCTGGAATTGGTTTTAGTCTCTCATCCATAGCCTTAATTACAATTTTTAATTTTTCTGGATCTTTAACATATTGTTGTATCATTCCTCTTGCTTCTTCTTGTCTTCCTTGAGAAGATAGCATGGCTGCTCTTTTGATAGCAGCATCTTGGGCTCCAGTTCCAATAGATGCAATTGCACCTTGAAGAGAAGTTGCAATCTGTTGCTTTGTAGGAGCTTGCTCTAATATACTATTAACATATCTATCAAATTTATTCATTTGATTATTTATCTAAATAAGGTATAATAATTTAATATGAGATATGCAATAACTAAAACTTATGATGCAGATATAGATATAGATAACCCATACATAAACAAAGTACCTAGTTTTAATGTTATTGATTTAAAGAACAATCTTCAGGTCATGGATACATTTTATACCCAAGAGGCTGCTGAGAGATATATGAGAGATGTTATTGATGAAACAAGAACTAGAGCAAAAACTGTATAGCGACTTTCCCAAGTTGTTTGCACAAAAGGATGCAGACATGTCAGATGGAGCAGGAGGAGGGGATGGAGGTGGAGATGGTGGGGGTGGCGAATAATATAAAAAATATATAAAAAAATATAAAAAAATTTTTAAAAAATTGTTGGCATGCGGCCCGGTCGGAAAGCTTTATCCGTTTTTTGTATTAGCGATTCTAATGCCACCCCTCTAGAAATCGCTTGACGTTTGTGAAACGCATGATCTCTGAAAAACGACCATCATTTATAAAACACGACCCTTTTTGAAAGTGTAAGACTATTACAGCATAAACGATTTCTTTTCAGAATCATTCAGCATACTAAATGATTTGTAAAAAAATTTGTCTAATAGAAAAACAAAATTATTTTTTCAATCATATCTGAATGCATATTCAAACAACGCATCAACATATCATGATAAGCTGATGAACAATGGTTGAAAAATATTTTCAAAATAAATCATTTTGTTATTGCAAAGAATAAAAGTTTTTGCTAGAAAGGAAAAAGATCAAACAAGAACAAGAACCGAATGGCAGAGGCGATAGCCAAACCAAAGGTGAATGTGAAAGGGAGATCGAAAGGATAAAATGGCTAAAAGAATCAAGACCGAGGGTGAAATCAATCCCCTCCCTCAGATTCCCCAAGGCATCGGGGAAATCAACAACACTCGAATTGTAGGCGAGATCGAGACCTATATGATTTGGAAAGCGTTCTCGGCAGTTGCCGACAAGGATGCGATCAAGGCGATGATTCCTGAAATGGAAATGCAAGGAAACATCGACAAGACGATTCGGGTTCGGTTCGGGTTCACTAAAGGTGAAGACCACGAGACATTGAGTGTGCAACAAGCGAAGCCGTGGCGGTTGCTGGCGGTGGCACTCAACAAGCTGAATGGCGTGACCATCGACAGCATCGTGAATGAAGCCGAGAATCTGGATGATGAAGCCGAGAAGCTGGCGAAGAAGGATGCTGAACTGGCTCTTGCCAAAATCAAAAGCAAGACCAGCAAGGTTATCAAAGGTAGTGTTCGAGTGGCAGGAGTAACCATCGAGGAGGTGCTGGGATAACTTATATTGAATGGGGGAGGATACTAACCCCATTCTTTTTTTAAAATATAAATTTTTATGAACAAAGATATGAAAACCTTAAACAAATCCTATGAGCAACAACGCTTCGAAATCCTAGAATCTTACCCTCCCTATGTCTTGGCAGACATTATCAGAAAACTTGAACACTGCGATCCAGCCGATGCGCTTAGTTATCTGGATTGTGCAACAAGACTTTATCGGAAGAGATTCGAAGAGATTAAGGAGGCGGTTTGAGCTTGCAATTATTTCGAAAATAATCTAGAACCAATAAATGAAAGGAGGTAAAAATATGAAACAAGATATTAAAGCACTTGCCCAAGAGATCATTAACATTCAGTCACTGATCGGTCAGCATAACGATATCATGCAGGGAATGCTGAACATGATCACCAACTTGGAAAACAAGGTGGATCGTTTGCAGAACGATTACAATCGGTTGACGCTATCACAATCGGTGCAGAACGAAATCCGATACTAACTTTAACTGAACTGGGGAGGTTACTAACCCACTTCAACCAAACATATCCCTTTTGGGATATGTTTTTTTTTGAAAAATAATCTCGACAAACTATTGAATTTATGAAAGAATGACGGACGATGAGGAAGGGACTTTTTTTTATTTTATATAAAAAGTTTTTAAAAAATAATCTCGACATTTTATTAAAAATAAGATAGTCTCGTGAAAGATCAAACAAGAACAAGAACCGAATGGCAGAGGCGATAGCTGAACCAAAGGTGAATGTGAAAGGGAGATCGAAAGGATAACATGACCAAAGCGGAAACTCTCGAAGCGTTGAAACTGAAACTTTCCAATGACATTCGCTGGGCACAAAGGGCGTTGCTTGCCATCTTCAAAAACCAAACCGCTGATGAACAGGTCAGTGCCAATGTTACGCACGACAATGCGATGGGATTTTGTGCCACCGATTCGATCATTCTCACCAGCTTTGCCAACCAGCTTGCTCAGAGAGGAACTCTTTCAGCCAAACAAATGACGGTGGTCTTTCGACTGATGCCCAAGTATGCCCGCCAGCTGATGCGGTTTTACGGGCCCGCCATCCAAAAGAAATTGGAGGCAATTTCGCCCGAAGCGGTCAAGGTATCTTCCAAGCCAGCTTTTGCCAATTACAATCTGGATCTTTTGAATCCCAATCCCGAAGCGTTGAAACTGCTTTGCCATGATCTTTGGGTGCAGGAGCAGGAATATAAGATGATGGCAGGTGAACTATAATATAAAAAAGTCTTTACATTTTATTAAAAATAAGTTAAACATTCTTTTATGAAATACAGCTTTAACACTGAATGGAAAAGGTGGATGGATTGGATGAACAATCAAGACCTTGCTGTGCAACAAATTTGCAGGCGGGGAGCAGTCAATCGTCTTCTTGAAAATTGGAGCGAAGGTTGTGGCATCAGCAGTAGTGACGCTAATCATATGATGTTTAATCTATGGAAAGGTGAGTGTGAAAAGAATTTTACAAAATATCTAATTCTTTGCAAAGAACTATCAAAGAATGCTGGATATGAACAAGGAGGACTATAATGCCTAATCATACCGACAACTTGTTAAGCATCGTGGGCAGAAACAAAATCAAAAGCATTCTGAAGCCCTATCTTTCCAAAAACAAAGCTGAAGGATCTTTTTTGGATTTTAACAAGATTGTGCCAATGCCTGATTGCATTCTGGAAGGTTTAAAGTTTGGCGATTGCAAGCAGATAATGAAAAAAAGAACACCCAAACAAGATGATGCTTGGCAATTGTTGCAAAAAGAAAACAAAATAAAATGTTTGAATGAAACAGGTGTGGACGGATGGTATGACTGGAGCATACAAAACTGGGGAACCAAGTGGAACAGCTACAACAACCGATTTTATAAAAAAGATGATTGTGAATGTTTATTCTTTCAAACTGCTTGGAGCGTTCCTGAAAATGCGTTACGAACGCTAGCAATGAAGTCAGGCGAAACCATTCGACTAGCTTATCTGGATGAAGGATATGCTTTTATGGGAGTGCAACACTTCTTTAATGATGGCAGAGTTGACGATGAATATTATGATGATGTTAAAATGTTGCCAAGTGATCTTAAAATTGAACTGGGCATAACTGATGATGAAGAGGAACAAGAGGAGATGGAGGAACAAATGATGCAGGTTAAAGCAGGTCAAAACAAATGAAACAAAGCTATATTTGTTATAATAAGGAATGGATTCCTTTAAGTCAGGTGGAATTTGTGAATATTGAAGAAGACTTTAGTGGACGGGATTTGGTAACTTTCATTAAAGATGGAAAAGAACACACAAGCTTTGTGGTAAACAAATAAAACATTTAGCTTTACATTTAAGAAATAATTGGGTAATCCTATTTTATGAAAAATAAAAACGTGCGGGCCATATTGATTGATCCATTCCTTGAAAAAGTGAGTGAAGTGAAAATTGGAACTGATCTGGAACAATTATACAGCACACTGGGTTGTGATCTTATCACCATTACACGACTGGGTGTGGGCATGAATGCATTAGACATGATATTGGATGATGAAGGTTTGTTGAAGAATAGCGAAGAACAAAGATATTTTAAATATAAACTTTTCAGCCAACCATTTGCAGGAAAAGCGTTGCTGGTGTGTAGCGACAAGATGGGCAACACAACCAGCGTTCCTGACACCCTTTTTCCACACCATATTGAAAAAGATATCATTTGGTATAAACCAAGTGAAAATGAATTGGAAAACACTTTGGAGTTTAAGGTAACAACTTTTTAAATTTTATGAAAAAACAAAAAAAGAAAAACATAATATTGTATCGTCACGAAACAAATGGCGGAGCAGTTTATCTGACCGACAATCACCGATTTGCAGTTGCCAAAATCGTTATACGATTGGATGGCAAAATGAATACCCTGGAAAGATGCGATATTAAGGTTTGACATTTAACAAATAATTGTTTATTAAATAAATCATGAAAAAATTAATCTTAACATTGCTATTAGCAGGATATATTGAAAATTGTAATGCTCAACTATTCAGCTTTGGTAGCGGAACAGGAGTGCCGACCGAAACTGCTATTGGCGGTTTGCTGGGAGCTTTGATTGCTCCTATGATCAGCAAAGGAAGCGACGCTAAAATGGTAGGAAGTTTGTTGGGTGCTTGTGCAATGAATGCGGCAGGAACAATGAGGGTTAATCAGCAACAGCAACAGCAACAAATGGCATATCAACCAAGATATGTTCAACAACCTGTTCAACAATATGCCAACTATCCTACATCTAGCGGAGGGCAGGTATATTCCAACTATGATCCCAACAGCGTTCCTTCTGGCATTGTGCAAGGTAACGGATTTGTGAAAAGTCCATACAGCAATTTTAATTTTGATCGGGGAAGCAATCGGCTGGTGAGTGGACAAGTTATTTTCGATCCTTTTACTGGTCAAAGTTTCAGAATACCATAACATAACATAATATAATATATAAAGGAGATAAAATATGAGCACACGTGGATTTGTTGGATACAAAAAGAACAAAAACATAATGGGATGGTATAACCATCATGACAGCTATCCTACATGTCTGGGCGTGGAAGTGTTTGAAAAGTGTTTGCTTCATGATGTGGAAACTTTAAAGAGTTTCTTTAGCAGAATAGAATTTGTGCAGGATGAAAGTGCATATGAAGGTCACAAAAGCGTGTTTGACATGGATTGGGCATTTGATCGACCAGTATTGCAGGATGGTGAAAAATTCTATAAAGATGGCTTGTTTTGTGAATGGAGCTATATCTTTGACTTTGATCATCGCAGTCTGAAGGTTTATCGTGGATTTGGAGAATACCCCGATTCTGGCAAAAAAGATTGGTGTTACAAAAGTGACATGGATGGCAGAAAATTCTATGTGAATATGGTGGCTGATTTTGACTTTGAGTTGTTTAAAGATTGTTGTCCAGCCACGCTTGCCCAAAATTTACAAGAATGTGTGGCCCTCAATGAGAAAAAGAGTGAGAAGGGCGTTATCAGTCGTTGCTAAAATAAAGCTTTACATTTAACAAATAATTGGGTAATACCTATTTTATGAAAAATAAATTGGATCTGCTCATGGACAAGTTGGATAACCCGCTTTTCACCACTATTCATGGTGAAGATTTGGAACTTATGGCAAAAGAATATGGGGAGGATGAAAAATGAAAACTGATTATAAAGGTTACGAAATACTGATTGAGCAAGACGATAACCCCATCAATCCAAGAATGGAAAATGCCAATCTTGGTCGAATGCTTTGCAAGCACCGCAGGTACAATTTAGGAGATGATGTTAATGCAAACAAAGATGAAGTGTTAAACATGTTGGCAGGAAAGATTAAAGATGTTGTTGTTCTTCCTCTTTACCTTTACGATCATAGCGGTATCACCATGAATACCACTGGCTTTAGTTGTCGTTGGGATAGTGGCATGGTGGGATGCATATATGCTGATTATAATAAAATCCGCAGTTGGTATGGTGTGAAAAAGGTAACTAAAAATTTGATTGAAAAGGTAAAGGATACGTTTCGCAATGAAGTGAAAGCGTATGACGATTATATTAGCGGAAATGTTTATGGATATGTTATAAAAAAAGATGACGAGGATATGGATAGAAGCTGGGGATACAGCTATGGTAGGGGATACAGCTATGAGAATGCATTGCTTGAAGCAAAAGCAATCGTGGACAACATGCATAGCCATAAAAAGATGGTAACAGCATGACATACGGCGAGTGGCATAAGATTATGATGGAACAGATTGCAAATGAGAATCTGATGGAACTATTAGGTAAAATAGAAAAACTGGAGAAAAGATATGAAACCAGTGAAATGGACAATTCAAAAATACAGCTTAAATAGTTTACATGAATACAAAATTTACATTTACATACAAATTCACAGATCAAAATGGAAAAGAGGTAACCAATACTCTTGAAACCAATCATATCACGCTTGATGATATTTGTGAAAGATTCGCAGAGTTTCTTTTGGGATGCGGTTTTAAATTGGACAGAGTGGAAGCAATTATAAATGATACACAAGAAGCCAAGAGAAAGTGTGATTGTGATTTTGTTGGATGCCAAGGTTGTTAAAATGAAAAAGATCAAAAGACTATACAGAGTAACTCACCTAGGCAGAGGCGTTGTTGCCCACGTGATCCCGACTAGGGGAGGGATGGCATTATGCGGAAGGCGGCCAGCACTTTCCGTAGGATGGTCAAAGAATGATGACGAAAAGATAACTTGTCCACGATGCTTAAAGAGAGCAAACGAGGGAACTTTGCCTGAATATCGTAGGGGTTGAAAAATAGAGTTGACATTTATTAAAAAATTCTTTATTAATAACACCATGAAAAACAAACTATCAATATGCATGAAGTGGTGGTGTGTATTATGCTTGGGAATGCTAATGGGCATGAGTTTAATATATTGGATAGATTATATAAGTCATTGAAACTTAAAGACTTATTTTTCAGTAATGTCGTTTTTGCAAGTCTTTTGGAATGAATGAGTTGCAGAAATGCAACTTTAAGTTTCTGCAAATAGTTGATCTTCAACTGCCGGACTAGGATTCGAACCTAGACACGCAGAGCCAAAATCTGCGGTGCTACCGTTACACCATCCGGCAATATCAGCAGAACATGCTGGCTAGGAATAATTTAATGGTAACAAACTCAATTTCCAATCGTGTCAAAAAGATTTTATATTTTAATTTAATCAATTCACGATTCATTCTTATCCTGTTACTTATCCTGTTGTTGCTTCTTGTTGCTTCTCCAGTTCCTTCTCCAGCTTCACAGGAGGTTCACCCATCCAGCGTAGGGGACGAATCTGGCTATACCAGTCTTGTATGCTGGGAATACGACCCAAGTCCTCCTTCACATGTTGTTCGCCAATCCAACGAACAGGAATCACCCGACCATCGCTATTCTTGATGGTATGACCAAAGATTCTTTCACACATAAAGATGCCCTCGGCATGATGACGCAAAGCACGATGGCGAAAGTCTGCCATCATCATTTTGCTTTCATCAAACCAGTCATGGATATGTTGATAGTCCTCTGGCTTGCCTCCGTATTTGCGGGATGAGCTGACAGAGTGATGGTAAGGATTAGCCATTAAACAGGATTCCTTTTAACTTTCTTTTTCTTATCAGGTTCAGGTGCAGGTGATTCATCATCTTTCGCATCATATATGGTATGTTCACTATAATCAGTTTCTTGAATATAATTGGTATGATTCAGTTGAATGGTTTTTTCATCTACATCAATTACCAATTCACCAAACCCACCTTCATTGTTGTAAAAGCCACTTTGTTCATCTTCAATAGCACTCCAACAAATCCTATCCAATGCTTCACGAATAGTCTCTTTATCATCAAAGTTTTCATCCAAAAGATTTGCTCTACCACTGGGTTCAACATCAATATCATCAGTCTGACCACTATCACCGCTTCCGCTATATTGCACAGTGATTCTTTTGATTTTCAAACCTGATAATAGTTGTAGCAGTTCTTTGTTTGTCATATTGTTTTTTATAGATTATTTTTGAAAGAATGTCAAGATGTTAAAAATGTTTGCAGGAATGTTTGCAGGAATGGATAATCTCCTTCATCCTTTTCCATATCTTGCCAATTCAAATGATATTCTTTAATTTCAGTTTCTTCTTCACTAACCAATGATTCTCTTAAATCTTCCAATACTTCCTGATCAATCCTGGTTTTATCTGGCCACTCAGTGCCATACATTTTACCTTCACCCAATATTTCCCATATGGTAAGATCATTATTCTGCAAATCTTTTTTTGACAATCTGTCTTGGTAATATTCTGAAATGATCATATCCCCATTAAAATGAGCACAAGCCACTCCACCTTCTTCAGATATGTATACACATTCTTGTTTATCATCTTTCAAGAACAGAACAATTTTCATGTGTGTTTTTATGCCGAATAATTTGCAAAATGTCAAGAAAAATGGGTTAGTATCCTCCCCACTTTCCTTCCCTAACCAAACTAGATCAATTCCCCGATCACCCGCCAAAACGCATAAGTCTCATCGTTAAGACGGCGAATGGTTACTTTCACGCCCAACACACGGCCATAGTGATATACCAATGGCACGATTCTGGCATAGTATTTGGATGGGAACATTACCCGATCACCAATTCCCATGCGACTCAATGCCCGTTTGATGGGGTTCAGTTTCTTTTTGCTGGGCATGCGAATGCCTCCTCGATCAATGCTCAATTTGATTTTGTTCATTATAGATTCTCCATTAGGGTTGAAACAATCTTCTCTTTGATCACACGATCTCACGAGTTGCTTGCTTCATTCTTTTTGTTCTAAATTATTTTGATAAAAATAGCAAGAATATTTTTCAAAATCTTTTTATTCCTGGATCAATTATTTCACAAATGTCAAGCATATAATAAAAACTTTTTTTCAAATTTTTTATTGACAATATGGTGCGTTTTTGCTGTAATTCTATTTGCAAGGCGGATACCATTTGCGGTGGCTGTATAGGTAGGACCTCATGTGCACATGACTAAGTTTCCTATCGTTCCTTGCAGAATTTTTTTATGACTTGTTTCATTTGCAAAAGAAAAGTGAAAGAGAAAGAAGAATGGCAAAAACCATTTCTCTGGGACGAATGCGAATGTGAAAAATGCAGAAAAAAGAAAAAGAAAGATGATAAATAATTCTATGTTAATGTCCATTGTTGGATACGCGTTGGTTGGTTATCTGGTCAGCACATTTGTTAGTGTCAGCTACGCTTTGATACTGAATCGTAGCGAACACGAGAAGTGAATCAGATATTTTTAATATTTGGTATAATTGGTGTAACTGCTTTATTGGCAGTTGTTTACTTTTATTTATACGAAACTTAATTGATTTGCCAGCATGTTATGTTAATCTGGATTCATGATTGATCCTTGGCTTTTGCCTGATCCTGAAGATCTGCCTGACAATAATTATTATATAAAAAGCAAAAGTGATCAAGGATACAGCATGGATACTGAAAAAAATGACAATAACAATAATGTTTCCCCGGAAGAAATGGAAAAGATTGAAAAGTTTCTGGAAAGCATAAATCCTTTAATAAATCCTCCCAATGATTGAAGATGTTTTAAAATTTATGCTAGGAACAATGCTGACTTTTGTAATTCCAGTATCAATAGTATTGTGTGGAATAATATTCGTTTACGAAGTGTTTCTGCGTTTTAGAAAATAATATAATGAGCCGGATGTCGGATTTGAACCGACGACCTGCGGTTTACAAAACCGCTGCAACTACCACTGTGCTAATCCGGCAACATGTGTTTGCTGGGCAAACTTTTCTAATAGACAGGATAGATGAATTTTTGGTCAGACCGCAAATTATTTCGATACTATCCTTGGTAAGAAGTTAATAACTAAAGCACAACTCGTTGCTGATCCAAGGATACTTTGTGATGATGTAGTTCATTCGGTTAACAATATGATAACCTGCACCTATCCTCAACTTGCCATCACAATCCAGTAGTGTCCATATGTGGTTATAGTTTGTATTAATCACCTCCTCCAGATCATATCCATATGTTTCAAAAAGAATACTGCCATCCTGCTTTGTTAAGGGTTGATAACTCTTTTCAAATGTGCTGTATCTTCCTGCTCTCATTATGAATCTCCTTTCAACCATTCATCAGTAAGCGCATCCACGCTGACGATAATGGTTTCACCTTCCAGCTTTTCAGGAAAGTAATTCAAATCTTGAAGCAGATAACCATCCTCAACAAAATCGTCCACAAGAGAATTTATATATGTTATTCCTTCTGTGTTGTTGATCAACTGATCAAACTCCACGGGCATCTTGAAGTGTATGCGTTGGCCACTGATAAAGCCAACAGTATCCAGCATCTCTTTTTTGCTAACAATAAAGTTCATGCAGTCTCCATATGTTTTTCTAAACGAGAGCGAATTTCCTGTAAATGATCATCATCAATGTCCATTTCATCACACAGCATATCGAAAATATTTGCATCACTTAATGCAATTCTAGCTGCTTCAAATATAATGGTTTGGTCATATTCAGTTAAGTTCATGAAATTACTCCTTGGGTGCGATTGCATACTTGAAGCTTATTTTTTTGAGAATAGCTTCTAGACGCTCAAGCTCTTCCTCGTATCCATAAGACTTTCTATGCTTAAGATATGAGATATGATCAATGATAGCATCTTGAATTAATCCCCAATCATCTCTAATAAAATCTTCATTAGTATATTGGCTCATACCCGCACTCCATAATCATAATCTGCCAGTTCGTTGCGGGGGATTTTAAGTCGTTGCCGAACAACGCTTGGACACAGATTCAGATCACTGCTTTCAATGATTTCATCCAACACGCAACTGCTGATAAGTTTTATAGCAGTAAGATGAGCTTCTTTATCCACAGATTGATTGGGTTGCACTATATCCATCACAGCTTGCTCAAGGATTGCTTTAAGCAACAGCTCTGCTGGATCATCGACTACTCTTACTTGATTTGCATGCATCATTTTCATATGCGAGCAGGTTGCCAAATTATTTGCAAAATGTCAAGACTATTTTATAATAAAATAGTTCCTTCTCCTGCCAGACATTATCTGACTCTGTTACGGGAACAAACACGACCCTTAACAATGAACAACAACGCTCTGAGCCAACCACCACAGGTGATTGAACAGGAGAAAGAACTAAAAGCATGTTAAGGTAAGGGTAAAAGAAATCAAGCGGCTCAAACCAGATCTGTCAGTTTTTCCAATAAAGTATCGGATGTGCTATCTGCTTCAATGTCAAATATATCAAGCAATTCCCGAAACACACAGGAACTTAAACGTTCATCATCCAAAACAAGAAACCCAATATGAATCAACAAATTCTTTTCTTTATCTGTGAAATTCTCCACAAATAATAGTTATCTTTTTTCAAATCATTTTTTCAACTTTTTAGGAAGTTTAAGTTTAAATGTTGCTTTGGGTTTCGGACGATATTTGCAGCGCATGCATGGTCTTGGCATGATGCATTTGTACTACTTAGAGATCAAGCGTCAACACTTTTGTTTAAAATTCCAACCAATGAATTTGAAATCCAAATCCAAAAATGCGCACGAGCAAAACATAACCATACTCATAATGGCTAAAGCTAATCGCTGTTTGCAGATCCAAATCAAACCCGTAATCAGCTCCGCCATCCCCGTCGCTCCGGCGGCCAATGAAATTGAAAGGATGGTACCAGTCAATGGATCTGTAATGATGATTATTCTTTTTCAAGTTTTTCAATATTTTCCTTGCTCTTCAGATTTTCGTAAATGTATTCTGCGTTCAACACCGGGTGACCGTGCGGACAGGTATATGTGCGATGCAGCAAATCGTATTTGTATCCATGGTCAGTGAGCATGTCATAGATCTTCTGATTTTGTTGAAACGTTAAACGTTTTTGTTTCAGCTCTTTGAAATCATCCTGGCCCCAGAATTTTGTGAAATATGTTTTGTAGATGCTTTCTACAATATCACCAAATTCGTCGGACATTATTTCACGTAACCAGCTGTCGCGCTAACGCAGCCATCTGCGATTGCATTCAACACTTTCAGGGCCAGGGTGGGATCGTCTCCGATCTTGCTGTAAAGATCCTTGTAGATGTCGCTCAAGCTGTTTGCAAAGTTTGTCCAATGTGTTTTCTCCGGCAGGAAGTTCTGCACAGCATCATCCAGATCTTCAACACTGGGCACATCACCATTGCTCAAACTGCGCACCACATTGGCCACGTCATGAATCATCTTGGCTTTGGTCGCCCGGTCTTCTGGGCTCACGGCACCTTCCAACACTGCAGTGCAGGCAATGTTTACAGCAGGCTTGATATATGGCAGTGCCTGTTCAACAGCATTTCGAACATTGGTTGTAGTACTGGAACTGGAACTGGAGTTGGAGTTGGGTCCGCTATTGTTGCTTGCGCAGCTGGATAACAACAAAGCAAAAGGTACTGGAGCTAACCATCTTAATAGTTTTGTATTCATAAAACTATTTAGCGAATGTAAAGAAAAAACCAATATATTATAAAATATATAAAGTTTTTATTTTGTAAATATATCCTTTAAAACGCTTAAAAAGTCAATCCCTGTGTCTCCGCTGCTTTCAATCAAGCGGTCTTCTTCGGTCTGTTTAATGGGCTTGCTACACTCAGTCTTGTGTTTGCCCATTTGTTTCACATCATTATGTATCTCACAACGATGTTAAAAATCAATAAAAAATGAATTTTTTTATATTTTTTTATCGAAACATGCTGTTTCGGCTTCGTTTGCCCTCTACACGTCTGGTATCATAGTTGTGGCACCTGCTAGGATTCAATCCCAGTGCCCGCATTACGCTTTTCCAACCATCTCCATGACCATCGTCTCCGAATACTTTGTAAGCAATCAAATGAGCCACTTCATGAGGAATGGTATCATTTATAAAGTCCTCAATATTCTCTTTGCAAAGCTGTTCATTCAGCTGAATACGCCATTGTCCCAACCATGCTTTTCCTGCGGTGGTACCACACACCACCCATTCAATTCGTGGAAAATCGAACTCAGCACCATACTCCTCGTTCAGCTCTTCCAGCACCATCCACACCTTTCGGGTGGCTCGCTCTTTCATCTCTGTAACATCAAGCATCTGGTTTGGTTCCCCACTCTGGATTCCAATCACCATCCAGCTTCTTGGGATCTTCAATATATTTCATCAATTTAATGGTGTTGTACATCTTTTCCATATCATTAAGAAAATGATTGATGCTGTCAATGGTTTCTTTGTCAAACTCTGATAGCAGTTGCTTTTCGAATGTTTTGCTTAATCTATTTTTCATGTTGCTAGCTTGCTCAATTATTTCACAAATGTCAATATTAAAATAGCGAGTATGGGAATCGAACCCATGTAACAGGAATGAAAGTCCTGTGTCCTAACCCCTAGACGAACTCGCCATAAGATTGGGCAGAAGTGGATTCGAACCACTGAAGGCGAATGCCAGCAGATTTACAGTCTGCCCCGTTTGGCCACTTCGGTATCTGCCCAAGATTATTATTTATTCGAAACTACAAAAGATAAATATCAATAAATGAATGATGTTCGAATAATAATTTGTAAAGAATGTGGTAATACTCTCAAGGGTCATAATCAAAAAAAATATTGTTCCACAAGTTGTGCAGCCAAATATAACAATAAACATTTTGTAAAAAGAAAAAAGACTTATGGAACATGTGTTGGTTGCGGAACACAAACATATCCTAGACGGACAAAATATTGTAATAATTGTAAGCAACAAGGGAAACATTGTAAGTACGGTAAACATATAAACGCATATACCATTTCAGAAATTTGTAAAAGAATTGGCAGTAATCGATATGATAATATACGCCAACATGCAAATAGAATTTATAAAGACAGAACACATCAATGTGAAAAATGTTCTTACAATAAACACACCGAAATATGCCATGTCAAACCAATAGCATCGTTTCCCAAGGATACCAAAGTGGGTGTTGTAAACAGCCGAGAGAATATAATTTTTTTATGTCCTAATTGTCATTGGGAATATGATCAAGAATTGAAAAAGTAATGGGCAGGACTGGACTTGCACCAGTACTCTAGCGATTATGAGTCGCTTGCTTCACTATTTAAGCTACCTGCCCAAATCATTTTTTATAAAATCTTTTTTTACCTCCGATTGGATTCGAACCAATATTGCGCCCTAATCTAGAGCTTCACGAATATAAATCGTGGGTCTTAACCAGTTAGACGACAGAGGCAAAGCTCTATGTCGTCTCGCCTATTCGCTTAATCTTAGCAAACGGATTCCACTTGTAATCACCCCACATCTTCATCTTTAATTGTTGTTTGGCTTGCTTGAATGCTTTGGGCTTCATCTTCTTTGATCGCATTCGGGCTTCTTCGATCACACATTCTTCCTGCACTTTTCCACCAAACTTTTTAAGACAACGGGCAAATGATTCACCACTTTGTCTTTCCCGTTCAGTCACTTTCATGTTTACTCGGTCTACCATATTCTTAACCTTATATACCTTTCTAAGATGATTGTCAATTAATTTCTAAAATCAAACTCATATTGTTCAGCCATGTATCTGCCCCGCATCTTTTCATTCAACAATGCTTGTTCAGCTTCCAACATATTTACTGTCAGTTTTTCTTGCCACAAATCATCGTTACCATGCATGATCAGTTCCCTATAGTCTTTTAGTAATTGTTCCAATACTTCAGTTGCTCTTTTCATGCAGTCTCCTTTTCTGTTGTATAACTGTCCTCATAATCAAACGCTTCATTTGCATCTTGAGGATGATTTCGCAAATAGTCAATCCTTTTCTGTGCCATGTTTAGCAGTTCATCTACCGGTATATTATCAAAAGTTCCGATAGGTGTTTCCATTTCAAACCACATTCTTGCAACATAATTAACCACCATCATTTGGTTTCCCTCTTATATTTTGTTATGAAGTCGTGAGCAGCCATCAAGCTTTCATCAAAGTGTCGGGTGCGATATTCGTGAGGAGTATCCTCGTCAGCTTGGCTCATCAGTTCTGCAAGTATGCCCACACCTTCGTTTAATAACTTTTTATATTTTATATCTTCTTTCATTTGTCCTCCTATATGGAAGGTGGGGGATTAAACCCCACCCTCCATTTGAGCACCACCTGCTTCACCAACATCATCTCCACCTTCTTCACCCTCACCTGCACCTTCCTCATTGGCTTGGGCAAGACTGGCTTTGCCAGCATCGGTAAGTTTGTAGACTGCTTCTTCTCCCCGACCTTCCTTCATCACCTTGCCCTCTCGGATGAGTTGGCGAATGATGAGATAACCCCGCTGAACATTTCCATCTACAGCATTGGTTACATCGGTTTGAGTCATTGGCTCGGCAAGCGATAGAACCTTTTTCAAATCTTCTTGCCAACGCACTTTGCGAGGGTCAATCGGATTAGGTGCAGTTCCATCATTGATACGGACTGCATTATCCAAATCGAATCCGTTGTGTCCAAGACGCAATTCCACATTGTAGAGTTTGCCATAACGATTCTTGGTGCTGTAGATTACCCGAACATCCTCATCAGTCACGCCCGAACGCATCATAAAGTTTGCATCCACAGCGTGAGGAATCAGAGTCGAACCCCGATAGTTGTTGCTCTTTGTGACGTGAAGCACGATACCAAGAACACACTCGGTTTTCTTGCTGGTTTTGATTAGTTCGTGGAGACAATAGCTTTCTTTCTCCCTCGCATTCATCTTGCGAGCAGTTGAGAGACATTGAAAGCTATCCACTACCAATACATCCACTTGGCTCATCAGTTCGCAAACCTTGTCTACATCAGTTTGAATAGCGATGTTCACATCTTTCAAACCAAGACGACGACAAGTATATGCCAACATCTCACGGCTTTCTTCACCGCTGATATAAGCAGTTTTGATTCCTACCTTCGTCATACAATTAAGCATTTGAAGCAGGAAGGTTGTCTTGCCAAGACCAGCACCAGCCGCGAGTGTAAAAACTGTAGATGGTAGCAAACCTTCGCCACCAAATACTTTGTCCAACATCTCGTTTCCAGTTTTTAATCTTCGGTTAAAGAGATCGGGAATAGCAATCTCGCTAACCTTGGTAAGATTGGTTTCGTCGTGCGAGAGGTTCATCACCGCCCCGCTGTTAGGTGTCGTTGTTGTAGTTGTGTTGCTCATAGGTTGCATAGTGACAGATTTTGAAAATAATACAAGAAAATAATCTTATATATTATGGGGGTGGGTGAGTTATTAAAACCTCTAATAACCATTATCAGCTCACCTTATGCATGAAGATTGGGGTATAATCTCCCACATATGCACCTTCGGTGTTGTAGCTGAAAAACTCTTCAGCTTCATCAGGACTCATATCCTTCTCCAAAATCCTTATGCATTTGGCTCGGTCATAGATGGCCACATTCTTTCCACCGAATGCACTTCCAATTCCAATGAATGCACCATCAAAATTATCTGCCAATAGTATCTTGTTTGCTTCATCAGGATAATACTCCTCGATAAATTCGCTGATCATTTTACGATTGGGGTTATTCTTCTTTATTCTTTTCATATTACTCCTTTGCTTTCTTTTTTGTTTTGTCTTTTTTGCCAGTTATCAAATATTGTTTGATGTATTGGCCATTGAGGTTTTGTATGTTTACTTCACTATACTTCCTGCGATAAACAGTATCTGCAAGAAGAATAGGATCTTTACAATAATAAGCATCTCCATTTCTGTTGAATACTCGCCAAAGACCTTGGCCAATATTGACCAGATTCTTCAGCTTGCTTCTGAGCTTGCTTGTCATTCTCACTTGGTTACTCTCCTTTGGTTCTGCTTCATCAGACATAACCATATTCTTTTCTTTCTTGCAAGTCTTTTTTTGCAAAATCTTCTTTCGTGCCATTTGTTTTATTTAGAAAGAAAAACTTTATATATTTTATATTTTTTGCCAAAACATGTCCTGAAAGGGATAAATCTGGGCCCCGGAGATCATGATGAGACTATAGTCTCCTTGGAAAGAACTCCGGAGATGCTTGTGCAGTCGACTGCCCTAAGCCAACAGGTCATATGCAATATTGGATGCATGTGCAACAAAACCCCCGAATATAATCGAGATCAGCTCCAGCTCTTCAGAAAAATTTCGAGGGAACAACAACGCTGCAGTTGGTTGAAAAAAAACGGGACTGTAAGAGTCTTACAGTTGGCTGCACTAACGCGATGCCCGTGGAGCGGCTCCACATATGTTATGGTCAGGGCGGAATTTAAGATGCCTGCATCACGCGTGACGATCAACCAGGCGGCGGCATTTAGTCTTCAGGGCCGCGATGAAATCATCACCCAGGTCATATTCCAGATGGAGCTCCTCCAGCAGATCCTGGGACTGCATTGCAACCAATGCTGCATGGGCCAGCACCAATGTTTCACTTTCGTCGAAATGATTATGCATAATATTATATAAAATTTATGGCTTCTGATCGAACATACCATTCCCAGATGCTGGGATGATTTACCCTGACACAATAATGCTCTTCATTGCTGACACTTGTTATGCTGCCAGTCCAACTGTCACCGTTGTGATCTTTGAATTGTACCTGTCTTCCAACATTGTTTTCCATATTGTTTCCTGTTTGCATATATCCTTGATTGTGCATTTCGCAATTCATTTTAGGGTCCTACCACATATGTTCGGCCCATGGGATCTGTTTTCAGTGTTCCTTCCGGAGAATCGCCCACATACAGTCTTTCATTGGGATTGTATGGGTTGATCACGTAATGACGGTTGAATGTGTCTCGTGGTGCCATGACATATGTGATGTTGTGGGGCACCACCGGGCTGATGTTGGATGGCCACAGTCCCCGGCAAGTGTTCAGACCAGCGCCGCAAAGGATGACAGTTAAAACAAATACCAGGATCTCGCTCATGTTAGGGCCCTACCACATATGTTCGACCCACTGGATCGCGCATGACTTTTCCTTCTGATGCATCTTTCACATATAATTTTTCATTTTTATTATACGGGTTGATCACATAGTTCCTGTTGACAGGATCACGCGGTGCCACCAGGTAACTTTGGTTTTGTTTGTTTGCTGCGTTCACACCCAGTCCAACGCCTGCACCTGCAGCCGCTCCAGCCACTGCTCCGATGGCAGCTCCTGGAGGACCGGCCAATGCACCAATGGCTGCGCCTGTTCCTGCTCCCACGACCGTGCTGCCCGCCACGGTCGCAGCTCCTGGATACAATCCGGTGTCACTGTCTCCGCCGCTGCGCATGCCAGTGCAACTGCAGAAAGCTATGGGAAATAAAATATATAATCTTTTCAAAATGTTCATATGTGTATTATGGTGCAATCTTTCTAATAGAGCAGCTTGCCCTTTAGACAGGTTTGCCCATGGTCATCTCCTGTTGATTTTTTTGGCATGTCCCTTTTGGGATATGTTTTAGTAAAATATACTATCTTCCGCTGGATGAAAACGGCCACTGTCCTATCGGTCGGAACATGCTGCTTAAATCATACAACATGGTTCACGGAAGATAATATAATTTAATTATTTCTTGTGCTTGCCGTTCAGGTTGATGGCGCTCTGCAGCACTTCATTGCTGATGTCAGGCAGACCAGCCCCGGCACTCAGTTGTTCCCGTACCTGCTGCACATTCAGTCCCTGGCGCAGCAGCTTGAGCGCAGGACGGCTAATGTACTGGCTCTTGAACTCTGCAGGTTTGGTTCCCAGGTAACCGCTACCGGCGGTACGCGTGGTGCCTGTGATCAGGCATACCAACTTGCATGTTTTACCTTCGCTCTTGCGGCCCCGACGTGTTTCAGTATTTGTTGCATTCATATTATCTTTTTCTTCTCCAATATTATTATTCTTTTCAGAAATTTCCAGGACAGCAGCATCTGCCGCTTTCATCCCAGGAACTTCATCCAGATATGTGATAGTCATATTTCTTATATAAATGAATTATGTTCTTTAGCAACATTTATTTTTTCAAAAATCTATAAATTGTTGATAATTAATGATATTAATTTTAAAAAAATATATATATTTTAATAAAATAATGATGCAATGGGGCCCATCATGTTCCTGGACACGCTTTTCTATTAGAATGGTATTTCTGAATTTTGGTCCGGGCTAAAAATACATGAGCATCTCCTGGA